AGTAGGTGAAAACCACCACCTCCAGCAGGTGAAAACCACCACCTCCAGCAGGTGAAAACCACCACCCCCAGCAGGTGAAAACCACCACCTCATAGAATCGAGGCGGTGGTGTGGTTGGCTACAGTCCAGACATATCGTAACCCGCGTGTTCCCCCAGAGTTTTAAGCAGTGCGATTTGTGCCTTGCCGCTCATGGAGTCGAATGCGCCTATGATGTCGGCTTCGGTGGTTCTAGGCGCCTCTTTCTTCGCCGCCTTTTTGGCGGGTTCGGGTGCAACCTTTTTGGAAGTCCCTACGGCATGGATACCTGCATCAATAGCCCTGATTCGCGCATCACTGAAGCCCTTTGAAGACTTGATATCAACACCAGCTGCAGCCCACTCCCCCATCTTTTTTACTTGTGAACACCGGCTTGCAAGCTTTTTGCCTACGGGCGACTTATCCCACGTAGTACCAGTGATTGAACCAGTTTTCTTATCCGTTTTGTTGATCCTATGGGCGGACCCGGCTTCGATTATCTTCCTGATCACTGTATCTGCACCTAAGAGCTGAGTTAACCGAATGAACCCGGACTCAATGCCACCAGCTACCGCTGTAGCGTGTTCAATAGCGCGGACCAGTGTACTTACCGTTACACTGTCGGACCCCTGTATAACCTTATTCAAGGCTGCCATGGCTAACGGCTTAAATACCGTTTTGCTTCCTGCAGTTGCTTTTTGATTGGTTCCTGCAGTTGCTGTTTTTTTAGTCACTGCAGTTGCTGTTTTTTTGGTTCCTGCAGTTGCTGTTTTTTTGGTTACTGTCTTTTTCATGGTTATCTCTCCAATTATCAAGGGGTTGCACGGGTTTTGTTTTGCGCTTGCCTTGTGGGTTGTTGAATTGCAAGGGTTTTATCCCCGACTTATTCAATATTACCTTGCCTTGATAATGATTTTTGGGGGATGACGCGGATGTGCTTATTTCAAATAAGTAAAAAGCCCCCATATTCCGGTAACTTACATTATCGGTGCCTGCATATGCGCACAGCATCTTCAAAATGGGGGGCTATGGGGCACAGAAAGGGGGGTAAAGGGACGCGAGTATCTCTATACATCCCCCCATTCCCACACTACTCCTCCCCCTCCCAATAACTACCAAGTTAATAACACAGACTATTCCCGCTATTCAACCCCGAACCCCATATATCTGCCTCTTTTTTGGGCAAGGGGGGGTGTTTTGGTGGATGTACCCCTGGAATATGGGTTGGAGTCCCGTATTTTGGGGATTATTGGAAATGTAAAAGGTGTTGTGGAACAGTGAGTTAGTTAACATGTCCCACGGGGTGGGTACTGGGGTTTTGGATACCCTGGTTTGGTGGGTATTTGGTGGTGGAGATTGTGTGTATTCCCCCTGTCGTAGGGGGTCAGAGTGACGTAAGTTATTGAATCCCTTGTAGCTGTTCTGTTTTCAAGGATTTATGTGCAGGGTACTGGTGGTATGGGGGTGGAGTTATGCTATTAACTGGTTAACAGCAAATTATTTTGCCTGTGCTTAGATCCCATAAGCCTACGGGGTAGTAAGTCATAGTCCGAACTTCTTGGCGATCTTTTGTGCCTGCTCTTCGTTGGTTTGTATGTTGATCCATTTAGCTACTTCTTCCCATGAGCTTGTTCTGTGTTCTGATTCGCAGCAATTGCAGGATGAGCTGAAGTAGAGTTTCTCTTCTTCTCTGAAGAAGAACACGACGACACCGCAGAGGCAGCAGTTGTGTGACGGGATGATGTCGATACCTGCATCAATGGTGGCTTGTTTAACCTGGTCGGCTGTTACTTTCATTGGTCAATCTCCTCGAAGTTCCGGTTCATGTAGATATACAGCAGATGATTGTGTGTCCTCTTGTTCTGAGCAGGAGGATGAATGCGTCCCATATTGATGGGTCTTCGGTGTAGGTTTCGTCGTAGTCCATGACAATGAGCATGGGTGTATTATATCAACTGGAGTTAATTTGAGTTAATAAATAACTTATTTCGCAATAGAGCAGAAAACTTTGAATACATTGCGGTTTACAGACAGGGTAATTTTGACCCTTAGATTAGGTAGTGGTGGTAGTTCGCTCTGCTGAAATCTTACATCCTCCTTGCGGAAATATTAAACCACCTTCGGGTGGTTTCTTTTTATATGACACAACAAATCACGACTATTGACTGGGACAAGGTGCAGGAAGAATTCCTCTCGGGTACCTCTGTGGATGAGATAGCGTCAGCTATTGGTGTGGATAGGATGGATTTGTATGCTCACGCTGAGAGGGAGGGGTGGGTACGGCAGCTGATGTTGGAAAAAAATCTCGCGGTTCAGGCACGAAGTGCCTTGGGTGATGACGGGGATTTGGACAAGGCTGTAGACCGAGACGTAAAGATCCAGCAGGATGTTGCGGATATTGCTGAGTTGGCAATTCAGAAACTACCTGGTGTGGTGGCCTTGTGCACAAAGCCTGGGCAGCTGCTCACTTGCTTGCGAGCAAATGATGTAGCTTATGAGACGTATAAGAAGGTACGCGGCCTGACTGATGGTGGCATCAGTACAGAGGGTGATGACAGGATGCTGGATAAGGTTCGTAAGATCGTCGAGCGTAACCGTGCAATAAGCCTGACTAAGCGGGAAGCTCTTGCAGCCCCTGAGTGACGATGAGCTGGTAGAAGCTGGCTTCCTTGATCTTGAGGTTTACTCGGAGGCGTTTCTAAAGATTGCGCCAAAGGCTGGTGGTACACCGATGCCGTTTGTCTTTAACCGGGCGCAGACACACATACATACTGAGGTTGAGCGGCAACTGGCTGAGGCGGGTCATGTTCGGAAGCTGATCCTCAAAGGGAGACAACAAGGAGCTTCCACCTACGTACAGGCCAGGTACTACTGGAAGACCAGCACAAATATAGGACAGCGTGCGTTCATTCTTACGCACGACTCCGGGACAACAAAGCGGCTGTTCGCAATGACGGACAGGTATCACCGCTACAGCCCTGAAGAGATACGCCCAAAGATTGGGGCATCAAACGCAAATGAACTTTTCTTCCAGGATCTTGAGTCCGGGTATGAAGTAGGTACTGCAGGGAACAAGGCGGTTGGACATGGTTTCACGCTGCAATACTTTCATGGGTCGGAAACTTCGCGTTGGCCAAATGCTGAGGATCACCTGACGGGTATCTTCCAGGCGGTATCAGGGGAGCGGGGCACTGAGATTATTCTTGAGTCCACTGCGAACGGAGTGGGAGGTGTCTTCTATGACATGGTCATGGAGGCTCATGCGGGTGATGGTGAGTATGAACTTATCTTCGTCCCCTGGTATTGGCAACCTGAGTATCGCAAGCCATTTGTGAAAGAGGGTGGGATTCTAATCCCGGCCAGTGAAATTGAGCTAACTGAAGAGGAAGAGTTCTTCCGCACTCAGTACAAACTGGATGTGCAGCAGATTGCTTGGCGGCGATCAAAGGTGCATACATTAAAGAGTGAAGCAAAATTTAAAGAACAGTATCCCTTCACCATCGAAGAAGCGTTTCAGGCGAGTGGTCGGAGTGTGTTTGCCGATAACTGGCTCACTGATGCTTGGTATGAGTGCTATACCCCAGCTGAGCGAGGAGACATTCAGGAGACCACCAAGCGTTACATACAGCGATCTGATGGTGAACTCTGGATCTGGGAAAAGCCCCAACGTGGCAAGAAATACTTCATCGGTGGCGACCCGGCGGAAGGCTTGGCGAGGGGCGACTACTCGGTAGCTGAAGTTGTAGATGACAACGGTAACCAGGTTGCTGAGTACCGGGGGCATATAGCGCCGGACAAATTTGCAGACTTGTTGGCTGGCCTTGGAAAGATGTATCTGCGTGCAGAGATCATCTGTGAGCGGAATAACCATGGGCAGTTAACCCTATACCGGCTGGCTAAAGAGATCGGGTACCCAAAACTATACACCCAGGTTGATTTTGAGAATCAGGCTGAGGGCAAAGAAGTTAAGAAGTACGGGTGGTTAACCACCTCGAAGTCCAAGCCACTGGTAATTGATCTGTTGGTATCGCTGATGCGAGACGGGAAGTCTGGGATCAGAAGCAGGGTACTGGTAGATGAGTGCAGGACTTACGTAGTGGACTCCAGGGGAAGAACGAACGCCCAGCCGGGAATGCATGACGACACGATTATGGCGTACTCGCTTGCGCAGTACCTGGCCTATTCGAGACGTAGGCGCAGTCGTGGTACTGGGGGCGTGGGTTACTCCCCAACAGATGATATTGCTGGGTATTAAATGAAGAAGCGTTGTGCAAGTTGTAAGCATTTTAAGAGCACGTCCCGGACTCGATCAGGGATCTGCAAAGTGAAGTCAAGACGCACCACTGAGAGCAATCGGTGCGACGAGTACCAGAAAAAAATATGAACGACGATCAACATTTAGTGTTTGAAACACTCGGGATGAAGCTGGCCAAACGCTTCGGCGAGTGGGCGAGAGCACGCCAAGAGATTGAGGAGAAGTGGATCGAAGATCTGCGTGCGTTCAATTCTCAGTATGATCCTGATGTTCAGATGAAGATGGCCAAGAAGAGAGGCTCTAAGGTCTTCGTCTCTCTAACAAGAACCAAGACGATGCAGGCATACAGCCGCATTATCGATATGTTGTTCTCATCCAGCATGCCTCCTTATGGTGGCAAGCCTACCCCTGTCCCTGATGTGCCTCCAACCATTGATGAAGCTCGTAATATGTTTGAGCAGGCGAAGCAGGTTGTTATGCAGGGCATGGAAGCTGGTGAAGTAAGTGATCCGAATGCAGCCATTCATGATGTTATGAATAAAATGACGGCTGAAAAGCGTGACGCAGACAGGGTCATGGCGCGTGAGACGTGCTCAAGAATGATGACTGTGATCGAAGACCAGCTCATTGAGAATGGTTTCGAGAACAAGGCAAAGCGTTCGTTGCTGGAGATGTGCATATTGGGTACCGGTGCTCTGAAGGGTGCCACCATGAGGATTGAGCACAAGAAGGGGTGGGCAACCAACGAGAGTGGCGGCTGGGATATCAGTTTTGCTGAGACGCCTAAGCCCAACGTAGAGCACGTATCGATATTCGATCTCTACCCAGAACCCTATTCAACTGATCTTGAGGATGTCTCAGGATTATTCCATCGGCATGTCATGTCGAAGCACCAGTTCCGCGAACTCAAAATACAGGGGTTCAATCAGGCGGAAATCAATTACATTCTTACCTCATATCCAGAGGGATACCACCAAGAGACTGTCCATGAGCAGTCACGCCGAGCTATTGCTGGGGTCAGCGCTGTCGCTGGTTCCAACCGCCGGTATGAGGTACTGGAATATTGGGGGCCGGTAGATGGCCAGGAGCTATCTAACTGCGGCTGTCATGTCCCTGATCCCACCGTGGAATACCAAGCAAACATCTGGCTGTGTGCTGGACGGGTCTTAATGGCTCGCCTGAACTCTACACCTGGACAGCGTATTCCATACAATCTATTTCCGTTCGAGCGTAGCCCACACCAGTTTTGGGGGATGGGTCCACCTCGGATGATGCGTCACTCGCAGATCACAATCAACGCCTCTGCCCGAAGCATGATGGACAACTTGGCCATTACATCTGGCCAGCAGTATGAAGTGAATACTTCTATGTTGTCTGAGGGTGAAGATCCTACCGATATCTATCCGAACAAAGTTTGGTTGAGAGACGGTGGCGACCCTTCCTCCCCAATGGTACGCACCTTTCAGCCGCACAATAACGCGAACGTCTCCATGGGTGTCATGGAATTCTACAAGATGCTTGCGAACGAAGAGACTTCCCTGCCGCAGTACATGCAGGGGGAGGGCGTTGGCGCAACACGCACATCTTCCGGGCTATCTATGCTGATGGGCGCTGCGAACATTGCGATCAAGTCAGTCATTAAGAACGTAGACGACTATGGCATTGAGCCATTTATCACGTCTATGTACGACTGGAACATGAGATGGAATGACCGACTGGACATTAAGGGTGACATGCGTGTTCTCGCCCAAGGCTCTACCTCGTTAATAGCGAAGGAAGAGCAGGCGCAGAAGATGATCAACATCATGAGTATGACTCAGAGCGAGGTGTATGCACCGCTTGTAGATCACAGAGCAATCCTGACGGAAGTGGCGAAGGCTATGGAACTGCCGGCTGACAAGCTGATCAAGCCAATAGAAGAGGGCATGTCTGAGCAAGAGCAGCGAGCTATGCAGATGCGTGAGCAGCAGCAGCAGCTGGAGTTTGCCGAGAAGGAGGCGAAGATCGATAGGCTGGTTGCAGAGGCAGAGAAGTTCCGTGCTGATGCGCAGAGCATTCCTCAGCTGCGTTATGCAGAGAGCCAGAAGGATATGGCAGTTGCTCAACGGGCAGTTGCTGATATCAGCATTCAGCAGCGGCAAGCAGTTGAGGCACCTCCGCTCCCCAGTGAGTTCGGGGACGTTAGTAGCTCGTTAGAGGCATTGCCTCGTGAGATTGCGGCACAGGCGCAGTTCGCATGAAGCTGAACAAGGAAGAAGCAGAAGCAGTTCTCCATCTCAGCAATACCAACCTACGTAACTGGGGTGGCCTCATGGCGCACATAGATCGCGTGAAGCAGCAGGCTTGCAAAGAATTAGAAGAAGCAACAGATATGGTGAGTGTCGCAAGGCAGCAGGGAAGGATCTCTATATGTAAGGAGTTCCTCGCGCTGTCTGATCGGGCAAAAGCGATGTCATCAAGATGAATTACCGCCAATTGGCGGGAACCAGCCGAACCGCACTGATGTGCGGTTTTTTATGCCCAAGGGAAAAGCAAACAAGACCCCAGATGCCTGACCGGATAAGCGAAAGCCCCGGTTAAAGCAGAAGGACAAGTGGACCTTGCCCCCAAAAAAGGAAACTTAGATGGACGAAGCAAAGAGACTTCAGCTTGAAAAAGAAGCTGACGATTTAATCAGACAGGCCGCAGGTCAAGCCCCTCTTGAAGAGGATAAGCTGCAACCTGAAGTTGTTACACCACAGCCGGAAGAGACTCCCCCTAAACCCGTAGCGGAGCAGGACAAGGACCAGCCACCAGCTGAGATGAAAGACGGGCTGACCGTCGAGAATGCAGAAGCGAGACTGATGAATGCGGAAGCAAGCTATCAGCACGCACGTAAGCGTATGAACCAGGCGGCCAATGAAGCTGCTGAACTCAAGCGTGAAAACGAAAGTCTGTCTCTCGAAAATGAGATGTTGAAGAAAAGGATTACTGAGCTAGAGGGACGGATCGTAACCGCACCTGTTGAGCCACCAGCAGCACAACCTGCCGAGCAGACGCTGGATAGTGTGACACAGCAGTACGGGGAAGATTTCCGGCCTGTTGTCAATGCGTTGAATACGCAGGGGCAAGAGATGGAGGCGATGCATGGCGAAGTAGCTGATGTCAAAAAGCAGATGGCAGATATGGCTGTAGCGAAAGCTGAAGCCGAAAAGAAAGCCGCGCTTGCTGAACATCGTGCTGCGATCAGAGCCGGGCACGCAGATGCCTTTGAAATTTATGAGACCGCTGAGTTCCAGGGGTGGCTACTGAAACAGCCTCCTACCGTTCAACAAATTATGAAGTCTGGTTATGCCGACGATGTGATCTGGGTCATCTCAGAATACAAGAAGACTCTTACGCAGCAGACATCAACTTTAGAGCAGGCGCGTCAGGAAGCAGATCCTAACGTATCCAGCTTAGCAACCAGACCAAGTTCAGAAGGTCCGCTTCAGTTCACCCGTGAACAGATAGCGGCGATGTCGCTTGAGGAATACATGGCCAACCAGGAAGCAATTGATACCTGGATGGCTAACCAGTCTCAAGCTGCATAACTGAATAAGTCTATTTTTTTACTGCCGGACAGCTCGCATACGCGGGCTTTTTTTATGCCCGGCGCATTTATATAGAGGAAAGAAAAATGGCAAATTCATTTTTTGGGGCACCTCCCGCTGCGGGAGTGCAGAGCGCTGCATCATTTATTCCAGAGGTGTGGAGCAAGAAGCTCCTAGCACGCTACTGGGCTGAAGCTGTAGCAATGGGTGTCTGTAACACTGACTATCAGGGTGAGATTGCTGGAGCTGGATCCAAGGTCCAGATTCGTAAAGCACCTATGGTTTCTATCCAGAATTACGATCCAACTGATCCTACCGCACTGCTGACTTATGAGCAGCTGAAGGAAGAGTTGAATGAGCTGGTTATTGATCAGGCTAAGGCGTGGGCATTCCAGGTTGATGACGTTCTAGTTGCACAGAGTGATCTGAGCTTGGTGAACGACACTACCAAGAATGCTGCAGATGGCCTTGTTCAGTTCATCGATCAGCATGTTCTGGGGTCTATGTTTGCTGATGCGGCAACGCAGGTTGGTAGCATTGCTGCTCCTGTCATTGTTACACAGGGCGCTACGGCGGGCGGTTTGACTAACGTGCTTGAGCTGATCGTTGAGCAGTTCTCAGTCGCTTGTAATGAGAAGAAGCTTCCTCGTGAAGGCCGCTTCATCGTTGTTCCAAGCTGGATGGGTGCACGCTTGAAGCTCTCTGAGTTGCGTAACGTGAGCATTACTGGTGACGGTTCTTCTCCTCTGCGTAACGGCATGATTGGTGAGATTGATAAGGTTCAGATTTACGAGTCTAACAACCTTGCAATCGTTGATCACCTTGGCGTTTACAAGGGTGAGGACACAGCTGGCAAGATGCCTTGGGACGTTGGTTACGATCCCGATTCTCTTGCGACCTATAACGCTTTGGCTAATCCTGAGCGTTACAAGGTTATCGGTGGTACCCGCGACTTCTTCAGTTTCGCTACTCAGTACGTTAAGACTGAGGATGCCCGTATCCAGGGACGCTTTGGACAAGCGATCCAGGGATTGCAGGTGTATGGCATGAAGGCTCTTCAGCCTGACGCTGGTGTTGCGATAACTGTTGCTAAGGCAGCTGATGCGTAAGTGATATGGCCCCTCTTCGGAGGGGCTTTTTTATTGGAGAACGTAAATGACAGACCAAGTAAAACCGTTGGAAGAAGAGCAGGTTGAGGAGACAGTTGATGTCACCGATATGGATAAGGACCAGCTCGAAGCATTTGCAAAGAAAGAGTTCAAGATCGATCTCGATAAGAGAAAGAAGCATTCGGACCTTCTAAGGCAAGTACAGAATTTGATGGGTGATGAGGAAGAGAAGAAGGAAGAGGAGAAGCTGATCGTTGAAGTAGAAGCTCCTGCTCGCCCTGCATTCTGGAAGCATCCCCGTACTGGTAACGTCTTTGCAGACGACACCATGGTCCGCCGCGTCCCAGGGATGATTCCTTGTGATGAAGACGGCAAGTCCGTTTAAGGAGATAGGTAATGGCTTCAACACTGGTTAGCTCGTTAATTGATCGAGCACAGGTAATACTGCAGGATAAGACGGGTACAAGATGGCCAGAGTCGGAGCTGCTGGATTGGCTGAATGATGCTTACAAGGAGATCATTCAGATCCGTCCAGACGCTTACTCTCAGTCAGCAACCTTCAATTGTGTGGAAGGTACGCTGCAGAAGGTGACGACAATGTTCCCGGCTGCACTCACGCTGCTGGATGTTATGCGTAACTCTACTGGAACAATGCGTCCGATCACTTTGATTGAGCGTGACATTTTGGATGATCAGATTGCGGACTGGCATAGCCAGACTCCTGGTGCTGAGGTCCAGCATTATGCCTACGATCCTCGTAATCCGAAGGAGTTCTTTGTCTATCCGTCCGTTGCTGCGGCGACTCAGGTGGATATTGTTTATTCCTCTGTCCCCACTGCACATACAGTCACTACAGACGTGATCAAGATTGATGATAACTATGCGAATGTCATGCTTGATTACATGCTGTATCGGGGATACCTGAAGGACGCTGATTATGCTGCGAATGGCCCTCGTGCTGATTCAAGCTACATGGCATTTAACAACGCCATGGGACGCAAGGTGCAGTCAGACGCAGCCATGGTGCCTAAAGAATGATCTTTAGCGGATTAAATAATCAGGTGATGCTTGAGGTTCAGGGCGTTCCATCTTTGATTGCAGAGATGGAAGTGCGTATGGCCACGATTGAGTGGTGTGCGCAGACTGAGTCATGGAAGGAGGATCTTGAAGGGGTGGTGATCACAGCTGACACTGCCTTGGTTGAGATCTCTCCTGACACTGGAGTTATCCATCGTTTCTCCTATGTGGGGATCGATGGAGTTCCTCTTGAGCCAAGCCAGCCTATCCGCAAGTCTGCGGCAGGTAAGCCTACACACTACTGGGTAAGGAACACCGGAGAGATCAAGGTATGGAAGGTTCCTGCTGTTGATACAGATATTGAGATAGAGGCAGTTCTGAAGCCAAAGGTTACAGACAGATCGGCCCCTGATTTTATTTTTGACCGAGACGCTGATGCCATTGTTCATGGTGCGGTTGCACGTCTCAAGCGGCAGAAGGATACATCCTGGATGGATATGTCTGGCTCTGCTGCTCATTACGCGGAGTTCACTAACGCCGCACACAAAGCAAAACGCAGGAACAAAAACCTGTCTGGTGTGCGTATGGAAGTGAAGCCACGCGAGTACGGTTTCTAGTCCCGCTGCATTCGCAGCGACATAGAAAACTCTGAAGTGATTGCGTCCTTGTAGGGACACACAATGTCTGTGTGTCTTCGATAAGTCGCGCCTGCTTCTTTTTCAACTTGTTGCCAGTTTGTTGGGTAACAGCATTTTTTTAAAGGTATAGGAGAAAAATTGACATGGCTAAAATGTCGGATTATCTGGAGAACGCTGTTCTCAATCTGGTAATGAAGGGGCTGAATTCGGATGGCACAACTGCTGTAACAGCAGGTGCTACTAATTCAGCTGATCCTGAAATCTCAAACGCATCGGTTGAGTTGGCACTGTATACGACTAACCCCAGTGATCCTGGTGGTGGTGTTGAGTGTGCTGATAGTGGTTACGCACGTCAGACTGTCACCCTTGGTGCAGTGTCTGGTGGTGTGGTCTCTAACTCTGGCTCGGCGTCTTTCCCAGCTATCGTTCAGTCTCAGAACATTATCACTGGCGCTGCGTTCTTTGACGCTGCTGGCAATATGTTGTTCTGGAGTGGCCTGGCTGCGAATAAGACTTTGGATGTTGGTGACTCGCTCACCTTTGATCCGGGCGATCTGAGCGTGACGCTAGACTAATGATCTTAACTCCACTTGCATCCGGCATTCTTGGTGGCTATGCCGCCGGGAGCGCTTCTACAGTACATAATGGGGTTGCCCATGCTGCTGTAGTTGCATCTATGGTTGCGAGTGGGGGGCGGGTTACAACAGGTTCTGTAGGCTTTACGTCTGCAGCCACAGTAGTGGCTACAGGTGGAAGATCTACAAATGGATCTGCGAGCATTGCATCTGCTGCTTCGGTGGTAGTTGGTGCTTCAATAATTCGAGCTGGTGCTGTTCACCCTTCCGGGTCTGCATCAGCGACATTTACTGCACACTGTAATAGAGGTGGTGTGGTAGATGCTGCATCGTCTGCGGCGGTTACCGTAGATGGCGCAAAGGTTTCACATGCGCTTCTGACGTTTGCTGGCACAGCTACAATGACTGCCAGTGCGAACCAGGAGTCAAAGGGATCTGTTAGCGCGGCCAGTACGGCCTCAATGGCTGCTGACGGGCACAAGATCCTTTATGGTATAGCTCAACCCTCATGCTTTGCTTCTGTCGCTGCTAACGGCGTAGCGGCTAGAGCAGGGGTGGTTAGTTTGGCCTCGGGTGCGACTGTCGTTGCTACGCCAACCAAGATACAGCACGGCACAGCGGCCTTTAGTGGTGTCGCTACATTGTCGGCTGTAACAGTGGGTGCTCTGACGGCCACGGCTGCAATGACGGCCGGGGCATCCGTAGTGGCAAACGGAACCAAGAGGCTCCACGGGGCGGCCCACCCTGACGGCGCTGCTTCAGTCACAGTGACCGCTTCAAAAGGTGCAGCCGGTTCTCTGTCTGCATTAGCTTCTGGTGGGTTTACGGTAAGCGGCTCTGTATTACGAGTAGCTCAGGCAGCGGTCACAACGACTGCAGACTTTACGGCAAACGCTGCGGCAACGATTAAGGCTCAGTCGAGCTTTGATGCGGTAGCGTTGTTTGCCCCAACAGGCATTGAATACAAGAAGGCAGTTGCCCATATCACTGCAAGCGCAGAGATAACTGTTCAGCCGCGCATTACCAACGCAGTCATTATGAATATGATGGCCGCAGCGACAGTAGTGGCGAATGGTTCTGGGGTGAAGAGATCATCTGCTGCGGCTACTGCAACTGGGGCAATGGTTGGAGTCGGGCGGGTTATTAATCCGGCCGTGTGCCAGATGACTGGAGCAGCTACAGTATCAGCTTGGGCGTCAGTCGTGCGCTCTGGCGCAGCTGTAATGGATGGTACTGCAGACCTGGGGCTTGGTGTTCCAGCTAGAGTGGGTCATGTGTCTGCTCTGTTTGACGGATACGGTGGAATGACTCCTCTCCTGCCATTGAGCGGTGAGGTGATTGCTGCCGGCACTGCAGGCATGACAGCTTCAGCAAGTGTAAATAGACGTGGTTCGGTGGCTCTGTCTGCGGCTGCTGATGTCACACTGTCTCCGAAGGTTAGCTACTTCTTGGCTACAGGCTTTGGAGCAAGCAGCACGTTTACTGCCTCAGCTACATTACTCGCTAATCCAGCGCTCACTATGGCCGCAACAGTGAACTGCAACTTCGTAGCCAAGGCACATAAGAAGTCAGCGATAGCTCTGTCATCTTCTGCGAGCATGGGCGTTGATCCGATAGTTACCCTCGAGGGTGGCACTGTTGCGATAACCGCAAGTGCTGACATGTCTGCAAGCGGCCATGTCTTATCCCTCATCTATGCCAACTTCGCTGCAGCGGCAGGAACTACGGTTACATTTACCGGGAAAGCCGTGAGGGCCGGGGGAGCTATAGCGGTCTCAGGCACACCAACATTTGACGCTACTGCCGGAGCTGTTCGCAGCGCGGCGGCAGCCATTACCACTAATGCAGATTGCGTAGCTGATGGAGCTGTTGCTGCGTCAGGCGTTAGTGCATTTACTGCTACTGCAGAGACGTTCTCAAGTGGCCACAAGACAACACAAGTTCTGACTGAGCTTGGGATTGAGGCTGTATCGATTGTAACGATAACGGGGAGAATCATTGATTACTCTCCAGACTTTATCCCTCTTGATCGAATCATGGTTATGGAGTCAGAGGTTCGCGTCACCCAAATGAATGAAGAAGACAGAGTGACGATCAGTTAGGAGAGATCATGGATACCTTTAGAAAGCAGCCAACAGAGAGATTGGATTACGGAGTAAAGACATCAACCTGGATGGTGTCTGGTGACTCTATTACGGATACAAAAGTGTCTATTGATGACGGTGCGCTGGGGTTATCTGTCACTGCCAATGGATTGCTCGCAGAGGTTGCCGGAGGGAATACGAACTATCCGCAGATCTGGGTTGAGAACGGAACTGATGCTGTTACGTATAAGTTGTCGGTGGTCATGACGATGGTGTCAGGTCGAGTTAAAGAGCACAACTTCAAAGTGAAGGTCAAGGATATCTAATATGTCATACGAAAATAATGTTAAGGCAACCATTAATGCGGCAGTAGCGGTTGCAGCCACTACCATTCAGGTGGTCAAGGCAGTTGCTCCTTACAACGATCCACCGGCTGACGGTGGTGTCCTGGTGTTACAGGATGATATGTCTGCACCTACCAAGTGGGAGATCATCACTTACACCGGGCGCACTGACAATACTACGTACTGGACGCTGACGGGTGTAGCGAAAGGAGCCGAGAGCACTACTGATCAGGCTTGGAGTTCAGGTGATCACTGCTTTATGGCAGTCACTGCTTCGGTTATGGGAGTTGAGACTGAGGTGGTGCTTGCTACGGTTGCTCAGACTACATTAACAGATCAAGAGGACGTTCTTGTTACGCATGCGAGTGACCCTGATTACAGTCGTGAAGTTCTGGTTGAAGAGTATATCCCCACCAATACTCAGCTACGCAAGATAGGTAACGGATTTGGAGGGCAGAGTTACGCAGACACTATGACCAACTCCATCCTGAATCATGGTTCGTTAAATGGCGCATGGGATTTTGCTACATTCTTGCAGCGAAGCAATACAGATGCAAGTACCTGTTTCGTTGGCGCATCACCCTTGACGGCTTATGGCTTGGACGCAGGCGCTGGTTTTGAATACATTGTTGGTGATATGTATGTCGTTGGCTACAACAGCGCCGGCTTAGGTACTTCTCCGTTCTATGTTGAAGTATCTGACGACAACACTAACTGGACAGAGATCGGCAGGTTAGTTACACATTACTATGCTGCAACTGAAACGGTTGTTTCTATGAGCGGCCGGGGCAGATATGTTCGTATCACTCCAACTGCATACTCGGGGTCGTACGCCTATATATTCTGGAGCAACTATAATGGTGCGAATCTAGTAACTCCGTGGGATATTTCCAGACAGGCTCCTGTTGTATTGACGGCAACGGGTGATACCGTCTGCTCTGAAAGTGCTGTCCTTTCCGAGGTAACCTCAATAGAGCAAACCTCACTAAACGGAACCACTCCAACAACAGCGATCAGCCTTGATAACGGGGCCACCTATTCGGCATTTACGGCTGATCATGGGGTTGTAGCCGTACCAGCAAGTTCGACCACTCTGCTTGTTAAGGTGCATCTTGATGCATCAGAGTCGTTCGAGGATATTACCTTCAACTTCACAAAGGGCAATTCTTTTAAAGTAGCTGACGCATCCCGTTGGGAGGTCCAGTACCTCTCGGCTACAGAGACAAGCATTAAGAATGTCTCTGGATACTATCAAGACTTCAAGGCCACTATCAAACACGGTTCGCCATTCTCAGCCAACCCCGCTGCCACTCAAGGCGAGATGGAGACTGGTACTGAGTCTGGGATACGTGCCATGTCACCACTGAAGGTAGCTCAGGCTATTGCGGCGCTGGCGGCTCCTGTTTATTTCTCAGCTACAGGTGGTACAGAAACTACATACACATCAGGTGGTGTTAATTACAAAGTACACATATTTACCTCATCAGGTACGTTTACTGCTGAAGCTTCAGGTTCTGTTGAGGTGCTGTTAGTTGCTGGCGGCGGCGGTGCTTCAGGTGGAGACTATGCTACGGGCGGTGGTGGTGCTGGTGCGGGTGGGTTACTTACAAGTTCATTAAGCGTAACGGCCCAAGGCTACCCTATTGTTATCGGTGCAGGAGGTACTGGTACTTCGGGTAGGTCAGTTAGAGCTGGGCAAGCTGGTTCATCAACAGGGTTTTCATTAACTGCAATAGGAGGCGGTGCTGGGGCATCTCATTCAGACAATACGGCACAATCTGGCGGGTCTGGTGGTGGAGGCGCTCACCTCCTGCACCATTCAGTACATCCAGGAGGTGCTGGTACTTCTGGACAAGGTAACGCTGGCGGTGCTGGTACTGATTCTAGGACTGGCGGCGGTGGCGGTGGAAAGGGCAGTGTGGGAGCTGCTGCTACAACTTCACAAGCAGGTGCAGGCGGTCATGGGCAGTCATCTACCCTTAGAACAGGTTCTAGTATAAATTACGCTGGTGGAGGGGGTGGTGGTGCTTCAGACTGGAACGACCCACCCGCAGGTGGTCGTTCCGCAGGTGCTGGCGGTTCTGGCGGTGGTGGTGCTGGTGGTCACTCCTCAGGCGCAAATGCTTCGGTTAAAGGCATAAACGGTGCGACTAGCACAGGTGGTGGCGCTGGTGGTTCGGCTCACAATGGTAGTTCTTCTAGTGCTACTAGCTTAGTTGGTGCAAACGGTGGCTCAGGCATAGTAATCATTCGCTACGCAGTTTTTTAAGGAGAACAACTATGGCACATTATGCAAAAGTAGAAAACACATTAGTAACACAAGTAATAGTTGCAGAAGCTGAGTTCTTCGATACATTCGTAGATTCAAGTCCAGGCGAGTGGGTACAAACATCATATAACACATCAGGTGGTGTTCATTCAGATGGTGGCACACCTCTAAGAAAGAACTACGCAGGAGTAGGATTCACATACGATTCAGTTCGTGATGCTTTCATTCCACCTCAGCCTTATCCTTCGTGGATTCTTAATGAAGACACTTGTCTATGGGATTCACCCGTACCATACCCAACAGATGACTTAATGTACTCTTGGGATGAAGACACACTTGCTTGGGTAGAAATAACAGGAGAAACATAGATGTCCGATACCAAACTTTGTCATAGATGCGAAGAAACTAAATCTATGGCTGAATTCCACAGAGATAGGTCTAAGGCTGATGATCGACACACATTATGTAAAACCTGTAAAGAGGTTGCTCAAAAGAAGTGGCGAATAGCTAATGACCGCTCAGCCTACCAAAAGCAGTATAGGGCTGATAACCGCGAGGAATTGCTCGAAGGTAAGGCTTTCTGGAGTTCGGAGCTGAATAAGCAGGTCAAGATCATGGACGCATTGACTGAAGAAATGGAAGAGGCTGCATAGCATGGCCGCTCTCAAGACAGCAAAGAAGTATCACCCTTGGTACTGGTACATGAAACTACGTGGTTTTGAGGGCTTCATGACGTTCTGGGGCAGTGTCTATGCCATGCCTAGCTGGGAGAATAACCCCACGCTGATTGCTCATGAGATGGAGCACGTAAGACAGCTCAAAGAACATGGAGTTATCTCGTTCCACATTATCTACCTCCATTACAACTGGGTACATGGTTACTGGAACAACCCGTTTGAGGTGCTGGCGCGTAAAGCAGCAGGGGATACACGAACCGAAGAGGATTGGGATGGCAGAGATCGCAGCTCTGTCGATATACGTGTGGGTATTGTTATCACTTTAGCTGTGCTTGCTTTGTTGTTTGTCTAAGGAAGGGATTATGAGTGAAGGCACCAAAAGCACCGGAAAACAGTACCAACCATCCAGCGGTGGACAAGTTCTTCGGCAAGGTGGAATCAACCTTCGAGCATCTTCTGGAGATAACGAAGGACGTTGTTGAACGGGAGACAGTAATAACGCTGTTTAGTAAATACGACAGCTTGAAGGATGAAATAGCGGCAAACACTCAAGAGCTGGAGAGTGCTAGATCATCAAGGCGTACAGCCAGATGGATTTTAAACGGTATTGGCGCTTTCTTGATACTTGCGGCAACAATAACCACTACGCTGGTAGTGAGGGGTATAGATAAAGAAGATGCTATAGAGAAAGCTAAACGCAAAGAGTTGATCGATTACTTTAAGCGCATAGACCAACTGGAATCTAGGACGATAGTGATTGAACTAGAGCATAAGAACGAGAAAATTATTATTGAGTCGATGGCAAATGAGCTTGAGACGCTGGTAGAGTCAATGGACACCTGGAGGTAATACTGATGGAACGAGGATCGAAAAAATGACACCGATATATCTTATAGGCTTTTTTACAATGGCACTCATGGCTATCTCAATTGGTCTATTCTATTTGCGATGATGGGTTATTTAATCATAATACCTGCCGCGATTGCCCTTGTAGTGATTATATATTGCACATGGTATGGCGCAGAAAAATGTGATGAGTGATTTTAAGTGTACTATTTGCGGATTGATGATTCTATACGATTATGAAGGACGACAAGCTACACGATGTGATCACCACCCTCTTGGTCCGATTGTTAGAGTTACTTCTCGTGGTTGCGTGGATTACTTTCATCGTGGTACTAATGAGCGGGTGCGCCCACGGACCGAAAGAGATGACGGCTGTTGTGGAGATCGGTGAGGGATGGAGTGACGCTACTTTAGATATGTGGAAGGTGAGATGAGTCCCGTAATCATGGGCTACTGTGAGTGGTACATTTACGAGGGTCTGGAGGTTTTAATTTGCGTGGTTTGAAACTTATCACATACTTATTTTTAGGATTAAGTTTGAGTAGTTGCTCAATGTTAGACAAGGTGATAGACAATGTTGCTACTTTTACAGTTGGTAGTGGGGCTTCCACTGCTGGTGGTGTTGTCGGGTATCTGGCTGGCGGGCCTACTGGTTATGCTGTCGGCTCTTCAATTGGGGCGGGGACTGGCGCTGTTCTGGCAGAAGCTGCGGTTGCTGACAAAGCGCCTAAAACCTTCATGGATATTCTCTCTGAAATGATCGAGCTGGTAGGTTGGGGGATTTTTGCAGTATTCATTCTGCCACTGCTGATTGGCTGGTGGATGCCTTCACATAGGGAGATGAGAAAAATTGACAAGCAAAGACAAACAACGACAGAAAAGGCGTAAGAAGAAAGCCGCAATCTCCTATAGCTCTATACTGACAACCTCCCCTGTTTTTATAGCTTCCATAATGCAATATTTACTGACATGGATACATCTAAAGCCTCTGAATGTGTCCTCACAATAGCTACAATCACTAAAAGGCAGTCTCTTCTCTCTAATCAAGGCAACCAGCTTGTAGAATTGTTTTGGGATAACGTCCAAAGATACTACATTAGTGAAGTTGCCCCCTGTTGAGCCAGCAGTTGCAGTTCCTCCCCCTGGATTTGCGATATGACTCGAACAATTTACGCATTCACCTGTTGTGCGTAGCATATTTCCGTCAAAGCTATCATCCCCTATCTCGTCTGTCCTCGGCGCGGCTGGATTATACATATCATGCGCACTTGGACCAACCACACGCAGGGCAGGTGTAGCATCCATCCATTAATTGCATTTCCTCTTGGCATTCAGGACATGGGTTCTGTGCAGGTGTTTCTGGAAGTATCGGCGCATCCATATCAGTAGCCTCTTTCAGTATAGATAGATCCCCAGATGACATAGCGTCATGTAGCGCCTTGAGGTTATACCCAATTAAAGGCATCAATCCCTTAAAGAATCGTGGCTTCTTTTCACCCCACACTTTACCGTGTATCTCTTTAGGCGACACCGTTTCGCAATATTCAGTTGCTAACGCATTTAAGTTATTGATGTGATGGTCGTATGACTTTAATATCATAGAGCTTAGTCTTGTTGCAATTGCTACCCATTCAGCGCAATCCAGATGTGATGAAGAAAAGAATAACTCCATTGGCCTATTTGTCTCAGGGCAATAGCCGATTGTCATATAGATATTGAAACCTCCTGCTCTGATCCGCAGTATGTATCCACTCAGCAGGTCAGGACGCTTAATTTGTTCCGGTAGTGATGGTTTTGCCTCTAATGATTCATCACTTTTAATCTTGTAACCAATAATAGGCTGGTCTATTTTAGTTGTCATCTTTTGTCCTTTGTACATGAAAAATCACCATGAAGCTGATTTGCGGCATTAATTAACTAATTCTACTAACTTGCATATCGTGGTACTTACCCCGTAGGTACACTTGAATCTCTGGCTTCGGGTCAACAATTACTCGACTATGCCCCATATCTCGACCTAATCCCACTGGATCTGGCAGTCTGGGTTTGCCTTCTATTTGCAGGGCATAACAGCGAGAGCGTGAGTCGCCTATTTTTATGATGTCCTTCATGCGATTGAGTGCGCCTATAACGGATGAATGCTTCCACTCTTTTATCCTGCTATCTACCTCTGCCATTTGAGCGATAGTTGACCACTGATTGCGAGTCTTTAAACATTGGCGAATCAGATCAGTCAATCGTATTCCCAATCGGGATTGCTGACTCATTGGTGCTTGCAGTGCCTCTGCCAGAGTCGCTCCTCGTTCTATACTGGCTTTATACATGTTATAAGGTATGCCCCAAGCCTTCGCCATTTGCTTCTCGGTTTTAAACTGGTTTCCTTTTGGGTCAGTCACTGGCATGTAATTTCTCCTCCTATTAAATCTTAATCTTAACGCCCTTTTCGAGCTTTATAATTTCAAAAATACCACGTCTCACTGCAACACATTCTTCACCTGTCTTAAACGTACAATAATCATCTGTCTTAAACGTACAACAATCACCCGTATCAAACGTACAATCATAACCTGTATCAAACGTACAATTATGACCCGTATCAAACGTACAATCATAACCTGTATTAAACGTACAATAATCACCTGTCTTAAACGTACAATCATCATCTGTCTTAAACGTACAATCACCACCTGTATCAAACGTACAATCATAACCTGTATTAAACGTACAATAATCACCTGTCTTAAACGTACAATCATCATCTACATCAAACGTACAACAATCATCTGTCTTAAACGTACAACCAAAACCTGTCTTAAACGTACAATCACCACCTGTCTTAAACGTACAACCATTAACACTTATGAAATCCAGCACTAATCCATTTTCACAGGTACTAAAAGTCTTAGAATTTTCATCCCAAGTGTAAAGACTCTTATCTAGCTCTTTACCATTCTTTGTAACACTAAAATCAATATCCATTTAAAAGACTCCATTTACGATTGTGTAGGTCAGAATTGACCTCCAGTGTATTCACAAGTCGGCATAGTTCAGGCCAGTCTTTGTCGTCGGTCATTACGTGCTTAATAGCTAATATACCGAGTTTACGAATGGTATCAGCACACTCTTTAACTGATCTATCTTCTATCTCAATAGCAAAGTCGTATTCAACAGGACCAAGTACAGGACTGAACGCCCCATGTCTCCTTGCTATTGAAGCGTAAATTAATTCTAGCTCTTTATTAGTCATCATTAACTTCCTCCTTTAGCTGTTTCAACTCAAACTCAATCAGCATTTCGACATAGTGTTTAGCCTTTCGTAGATCTTCAACGCCGTTCTTGTCACGGAATCGCGTAATGTACTTAATGACATTCGCTTGGCAGTAGTCGAGATTGTTTTCCATGATGAATTCTACTGGTTGTATGGAATACTTCTTATAGTGATCGCCACCTATCTGCCTATCTAATATCGTTGTCATGGTCTCTCCTTTTTAAAATTAGTACCCTACTGAGTAAAGCCGGGTCAGCCGCATTCACTACTACACGTTCACCATTAGAGTAATAATGGTTTCAGTAAGTCACTCTCAGCTAGTGGGATTTTGTTTGTTAATCTTCTTCAGGCGGCTCCGGCAAATGCTTCCAGTGTGTTGCCTGTAACATGAGCTGCGACTCATGGGACGTGTAATACCATGTACCAATCCGGTTCCCTGAAAGACGGAAAAGATATTTGTTTCCATCCTCTGGTGATTGGTCCTCCATGCTGATCCAATCTTGTTCAGCATTAAACTCCGCAACATGTCGGCGCACCACTTTTGATAGCACATCACGCATACATTGACAGTCAGCAGCTCTCTCAGCTTCAGCAGTTAGCTCATTGACTAGCGCACGTACTTGGTGGTCTTTAATCATTGTTCTCTCCAAAATCAGCTACGACACTTACGATTTTATTGTTCATGTTAGAAGTCCATTATCATCCAAGTACATAGTGAAACATTCACACACATCCTTATCAGTATTTACGTAAGCATCTAAATATTTTCTAAACTTAATAGGATAGTCCTCTA